CTCCTGTGCTTCTTAATCAGTACGCCTGTGCTGTAGAAGATGCATTGATCGAGCAGGTACAAATTGTTCAGTCACAATCACTGGTACTTGAAGCTGCTGGTGAAGAGCGTGCAGCAATGAATCTGATGCTTACGGACCCCGATGTCCTAGCCGATTACGTCAATGATTTCTATGGCCCTAACGGCCCTTATCCAACGCCTACTGCTGAAGAACAGCATTATCTGAATCAGCAATCTGCACGTCAGCAGTTTGAGAACGAAATTCGTGCACAAGAGCAGAACAACGTTCCTCAGAACTTCCAACGTCCTGAAATGGCAATGCCTACACCAGGTCGTCAAGTGAATGCTGCAAATGACTTCTGGGGCGGATTTGGTCAGATCATGGATAACAATCCTGAGAACGCATGGAAGTACCTGGCTCAGGCTCCACAAGGGGCACTGCAAGCCAAGATGCTCGTCCAAGAAGGCTGATAAATGTTAGGGGCTAACCTTTAATAGACCTAATTCTTATTAAAGGCTATTCCCCTACAATAGATATATAGAACGGTACTAAGTAATGGCTATTAGCAGACAGCAAATTCCCTTTTCAGTTGCACAAACAACTCTGCCTGAGCAGAATGTAAGCCGTAATCAGCCTTTTTTGAATAGTGAGACCCCAATGGGTCCTAATGCATACGATGGCTTTTCAAACGCTGCATTCAACGGGTTCCAACAGCTGAATAATAGTAGGCTAGAGAATCAATCTAGAGGGCAGAATCTAACCACTGCAGCAACTCAAGCAGCTGCCGGTGCAATGGATAATGTCCGTACAACTGCTTCAGCTAAATCGAATGCACAAAACCTTTTAAACCAAACGATTGCACAAGCCACTTTTGCAAACATGGATATGCATGGGAATCAAAGTACAATGAACAAGATGGGGCAAATGGGCACTGATCAGTTGACAGCTATTAGGCGTAGGGTTGGCATTGGTAAAACACAATCAATGGGAATCAACCCAGATCTGGGCGACTACCAAGGCTCTCTTGGACAATACAGTTAATAATAATCGCTACAATCGTAATAGTCTGATTAGTAAATACCGTGCGTAAAGCTGGCGAAGAGGTAACTCCCGAACTATATCAGAATATCTGGAAACACCTTAAGTCAGACGGTATTCCAGACCAGGCTGCTAATCAGATGGCAGCAGAGATGATTACCCACGATGACTTTGAAGGATCAGTAGAAGAGTATCAGAACTACGAAGATATTTATAAGTCCAAAGGGTTCAATGAACATGCTGCACAAGCGATGGCAGTAGAAGCATTAGAAGGCAGAGAAGAAGCTCCTAGAGAATCACTTAGGTTTGCAAGAATGCGCGGTTAAGTGTTGACTTAGCTAGGATTAGAGGCTATGATTAATAAGTAGAAAAAGAACTATATGACATCATCAAGGCTTTCAGGAGACTCTGTCCGTTCATACTTAAGAGACATTGGACGAATTCCATTACTAGAACATGACGAAGAGATTCTGCTTGGTCGTAAGGTACAGCGATTGATGTTACTTGAAGACAAAAGGAAAGAACTTGCTGAAGAGCATCATCGCACTATTGACGATGCAGAACTTGCACAACACTTTGACCATGATTTTAAAGCAGTAAGGCGAGAGTTACGTGATGGAAAGAAAGCGAAAGAAGCAATGGTCACTGCCAACCTTCGTCTGGTGGTGTCAGTTGCCAAAAAATACACGAAGAGAAATATGGAACTCTTGGACATCATCCAAGAAGGAACGATTGGTCTCGTCCGTGGCGTTGAAAAGTTTGACCCTGGTCGTGGCTACAAATTTAGCACTTATGCTTATTGGTGGATTCGCCAAGGCATTACAAGGGCAATCGCTGAAAAGTCCCGTGCCATCAGACTACCGATCCATGTCACAGAGAACCTGAATAAGCTTAAGAAAGCTCAGCGTGAATTATCACAAATGAATGGCTATATGCCAACAGTTTTTCAATTGTCAGATCACCTTGAGCTAACAGTCGATGACATCAAGGACTTGATGTGCAAGGCTCGACAGCCTACATCGCTAGAAACAAAGATTGGAAAGAATAGAGATACCGCTCTTATCGATTTACTAGAAGACGAAACACAGTTACCAGATGTCTTGCTAGAGCGTGCTTGTATTAAGGAAGACATAAGAAGTCTTATTAAAGAGCTGCCAGAAATGCAGGCAATTGTAATTTCAATGAGATATGGAATCGGTGATGAAGTACTAGAAGCTTTGTCAATGACTGCTATCGGTCAAATATTAAACATGAGTAGGGATAGAGTACGAACATTAGAGCATAAAGCAATAAGAGCACTTAATGCACGAAGTGAAAAAGTAAGCGAGTATCTTTAATACAATAAAGAAAAGGGCTAATGAATGATGGAAGTCACTACTGAACTACAAAATAGTTTACAAACGTATGGTGGTAGTGACAGCACTAATCCAAGCAGTACTTCATCAAGCAAATCACTGGTTTATTCTCAAGGATCCTCTTGGCAGAAACCAATTGTAGATAAAGTCACGGTAGCTCCTTATACGTTTAATTATTCGGGAGAGGTTGGATTATTTGGTTGCGAAAATATTTTTGTGCGCCTTGATTGTAATATTCTTGATGCAGGTGGTGGTGTTCTAATCGTTAATGACTATATTGCAGGGGATATAGAAACTACTACGTCCAATACAGAAAATACTTTTAATTCTGCAATTTTCAATGCAACTGTAGAGCTTCAGCCAGTAAATGATTTTGAGCCAGTCGATGTAGAGTCTGATTTTATTAACAACTTAAAATCAATTGTAAAGATTGAGCTTATCAATGAGAAGGTAGGTAATATATACGAAAATGCTTGGGTTGATATTCGCTTGTATGACAGATATCGAACTGAAATAGCACAAGGTACTGCTGATCATGTATTACCTCTCAGAGAATCGTATGACGACAATGCAATAGGACAATCACTTTATTCAGAAGACTTAAATACATACACAAACTCTGCGAAAACAACTACGTTATATATTTATGCTACTGATAGCATTTACATAGGTGTTCATGCAAGAAATACCAAACGTTTACCATATAAATTCAAAGTTAAACTTTCAAACCTCACCGAGCCGGAAATCCTAACTGATGAGGAAAGAAAATTACTTGCAAGTTATATTTAAAGCTTATGCAGAAATTTGAGCTGATGCTACAGAATTACTAACCAATGTATCTCCGCCTGCATCAGTAACAGTACTTACAGCACGTAAATACTTAGTAGCATTGTTTGCTACTAGAGTGAAAGTATGAGTTGATGCTGAACTTGAAGTTCCGACTGAAGTCCAGCCAGACGTGCCATTCGCACTGATTTCAAAAGCGTTAGAAACTGTGAGTGGTGCATTACCACCAGCAAAGACAGCCTGTGTCAATGTAATCTCTTGACCAACAGTGAATGTACCAGCAAGTGTAGGAACAGCAGATGCTGTTAAGGCTGAAGGGTATGCAGAAACAGTACGCTCAAGAATGGAGCCTTTAGAAATAGATGGGAACTGATATTCCTTGAAAAGACCTGTGCCATTAATTTCTACGACAGCAACACGATCTACTCCTCTGAAATAGGGAAAAGTCAATCCACCAGAACCATCATGTTTAATATGAATTTCAGTATCCTCAGTTAGTGGCACCACAACACGTGCATCAACACCATTATCAAAAACAACTTTGAAGATTGCACAATCTGAATACTGAACAGTTTGTTTCTTGTTCCACCACTCTGGGAATTTGTGTGTATTACCACCACCCTTAGGGTTCAATAGAATCATGCCAGTGCCAACTTTTTTAGTTACGTCACGTGCACCTTTAAGAATTAAACTATCGGCCATGATAAATATTAAATACCTATTTATATTTTAGCTATCTTTTCATGAGCGCGTTCTTTTCTAACCACCCATTTTAAATTATCAGCTTTGCAGTTGAGTTTATTACCATCAATGAAGTAAATTTCAGATGAGTCAGATTTTCTACCAGTAGGTGTAGGTGGGTTACCTAAGAATGCAAGAGCTACGAGAGTGTGCACAGCAACAGTCTTGTGCTTACCTCGACTTAAGCGTTGAGTAAGGTTAACTCTAAGATGACCACGAGTAGAGACTTTGGTTTTTAGTATACGTTCTACTTTTCCTTTGGATGACTTAACTTGACCATTACGACTGACATGATATTCAATACAGGCTTCAAATCCAGCAATTGTATGTATAGGTATCCACTCTTGAGTATTAACGAAGTTGTACATATAATCCTGGGGCACTACTGTTAGTCTATCAATAAAATCAACTAAGATCTTAATATGTGACTAAGTCGAAGTCACCAATACCTTTAAGCTTACGGAGTTAGCGATCTATGTGGATCGATAATGATTTTCCAAAGCTTCTTGGTGCAGAGCTTTACCGTCCTCATCCTGCATACATCATTGAGATGGCAGTTGAGCCGGTTGTTGTCCACGATTTCAGCAAGCAGCCCGGTCAGACCGTGCAGCTCGATCGCTATCGTTTCTGGGGCAAGCCTGGCACCAAGGAGTCCCGTGAGAGGACTGCTGACCAAACTCTTGGATCAGCCTCCGCTCGCAACATCGTCAAGGACAAAGTCCTTGTCACCCTGCGTGAATACACCGGCCCTGCCGATTCTCGCGACACTGCACAGCCTTCTACTTTCAAGGTTGCGCGTGAAACCCTCATCACCGCTCAGCGTCTGCTACTTGATACTGGCAACCTGAACGTTTTTCATCAATCCATTGGTTCACTGACCCTGTTGGATGACTATCGCCGCTGGCGCGATCGGGTGTTCGCTAACGAACTCCTGAAAGCTGAAGCCGAAGGTCAATCTTCTAAGGATCAAGGTGGCTACTACTTGCCTGGCGGTAAAGCCAAAGGCGGTTCCGGCGGAACTCTTGGTGTTACCTATGCAGCTGGTGAGTCTGCCAAGTTCGATGTAAAGACTGATTTGCTCGAAGTTGTTAAGGACATGCGTAAGCGCAACGTCCCCACATTTACCGATGGTTACTACCGTTGCATTGTGGATCCCACTGCAATGATGCATTTGCGTCAGAACAGCGACTTCCGTGAAATCGCTCGTTATCCCGGTCAGGGCATGATCGATCCGATGCAGCCCAATGGTGCACCTAACGCCAATTTCTTCCAAGGCATGGGACCTGCTTACGGCCAAGCTGGCTTTGTAGCTGGTCAACCTGTAATGCCAACCGGCTTCCTTTTCGAAGGTGTCCGTTGGTTCGAGTCCACCAACCTGCCCGAGACTTCCTACAACTTGGTTGTCACCGATGAAAGTGGTTCTGCTGCCGACTACACAGCTGCACAGATGGTCTTCTTCGGTCCACAGGCTGTTGGTGTTGGCATCGGTGGAAACAACGCCCAAATCTTGTTGAATAATAACGATGACTTCTCTCGTTTTATCATCATGATCTGGTCACTGTTTGCCGGGTTTGAGGTTCTGAATAAGGACTTCATCACGGTTGGTTACTCTTTCGTATATTGATAGGAGCTAACTAACTATGTCTGTGATTTTTCCTGGTAATTATGTACAAGACCTGAACGCATATCGCGATCAAGGCGTCCTTGCTGTCCCTGGCGTTGAGTTCTATCAACTCCGTGGTGCTGCAGTACTGAGCGCTGATGTATCCGGTTCTGGCGATCTGGCTCTTCAAATCCTGTCACCCGATAAGCGTGGTGACGACAAGCCCCGGCTTGACAAGACTTTCAAAATTCCTGCTGGAGCG